ATTGGGGTAAGTCAGCAGTTAGTTTTAGGATATATTACTGGTATGAAGACCAGAAGCTTGTAAAAGTTGGAGAAGAGACATAATGGGCTTATTAGGCTTATCAACCGCAGGGCATTGGTGCGATGAAGTAATTAATAATTATACCTTGCCTTTAACCGGCACAATTGAAACTACTAAACTAACTGGCACAGTAGAAGTTATAGAGCTAACAGGGATAGTGGAGTGTTAATATGGAAGAACAAACAATAACAATATTTAGAAGAGACACTACGAGCATAAAAGTCACAGAGATAGTGATGAAGTAATTTTCAATTTAACAGGTTATGATTCAAAATTAACTGTTAAGAAAAATCCAACAGACACAGACTCAAAAGCAGTTATCGGTCCTATTACTGGAACTTCAACAGATCCAACAACAGGACTTATTGAATTTGAGCTTGAGATTGCTGATACAAACATTCCTGCTGGTACTTATTTTTTTGATATTCAAATAAATTATGGTACTACAGACATAAAAACTGTATCATATGGTAGAATTGTAATTTTACAAGACATAACAGTGGGTGTATAATATGAGTTATGAAAAACCTATAGGAGAGAGGCTTATGGCAGTAGAAACTAAACTTGAAGACATAGAGAAAAAACTAGACAAATTTATTGAATCAGCAGATGTGCGATATTGTCCAGCACACATAGTTGGTGTTGTTGATAACAATTGTAGAGATATTGATAGCTTAAAAAAAGGATACTATAAAGCACTTGGTGCAATATCTTTTTTATTTACAATTATAAACATAGTAATTGCATTATATTTATAAGTGATATATATGATTTTAGAATCCAAAGAAGATATAATCCGGTTTAAAACCAAAGATACACTATTGAAAACAGAACCAACTATTGTTAGTGGTCAGGAGACAATAGATGTCCGAGATAAGATGCAAGACCCAAATGTTGAGAATGCACAGATAGAGAATGCTGGTATCATTAAGCGATTTATCCCTTATTATATTTATAAACCTCCTTTTGGATATCCAAGAAGGGACATTGACTTGCTTAATTGCAGAAGACTTGCAAAAACCCCCTTTGTATTTTCTGTAATTAAGACCCTTCTTGACGAGATTTGTTCAGCTAAATGGGACATAGTCCCTAATGAAGACATTGAAGAAGAACAAGTTAAGGATAAGATTAAGAATGTCAAAGATTTTTTTAATAATCCTAATGGAAATGACGAGTCATTTAGGCATGTTCTTCGTGCTGTTTGTAGAGATGTGTTTGAGCTTGATGCTGGTGTTATAGAGAAAGTTTATAACCTTAAAGGTGAAATAACACAATTGTTCCCGGTCGACGGATCGACAATTTTAAAGAACCCAGACGAACACGGGTATATGGGTAATAGAGAAGATTATATTCCAGTAAGTGAGTATCCAACAATGGACAGCCAAGAGCAAGTAAGACACTACTACACACAATACTATAAAGAAAGAGCTGCTTATTTCCAGTATAACTGGACTGGCGGAATATGGCCTGTTCCTTTTGGAAAGAGAGAGATAATTTATATTAAAGCAAATGACCAATCTGATAGTATTTATGGAACTAGTCCTGTCCAAGTACTTTACAATGTCGTACTAATCTTATTATATGCAAGTCAGACTAATTTAGACATGTATGCTAATAATAACCTACCTACTGGTATTTTAAGTATGGAAGATGCTAACAAGTCCCAGATGGAAGCCACAAGGAACTACTTTAACACACTAACAACTGAGAGAGATGTTTACGGACATAATAGAAAGAAGTTCTTTAACATCCCAATTAGTCCAAAAGAAGTTAAGTATGTTGACTTTAAGATATCTGCAAAAGACATGCAAATGATAGAGCAACAGAAGTGGTATCAAGATGTTGTATATAAGGCCTTTGGTGTAACTCCTTCAGAGATGGGCGAGTCAGTTGGTGGTCGTGCAGAAGGTAACGAGCAGTCAAGGATATTTAAGAGAAAAGCACTTGCTCCAATCTTTAAGCTATTAGAGTATCATTTCAACACTCAGTTAGTATGGGAACTAGACCCACAGAAACAAGTTTGTTTTAAGTTTGATGACTATGATGTTGAATCCGAGTTTAGAAAAGCCGAACTTAATGAGAAGTTATTGAATACAACTTGGAGTGTTAATGAGATTAGGGTAAAGGACAATATGAAACCATTAGATGGTGAAGAGAACGATAAGCTTAAATCTCAATCAATGGCTGGTCAAATGGGTGGTTTTGGTCAAGGCTTTGGCAGTCAAGATAGTATGAACAGTCAAGGCGATAAAGATGATGTTTCAAATAATGAGAGAAGTCCAGAGAAAGAAGACAAGTTGTTTGAAAAGCCAAAAGAAGACGATACAGAAAAACTAACAAAGAAATCGCTAGAAGAAGATGTTCCTAAAAAGACAGAGTTAGAGAAAACACTTATAGACAATTATAAATCTATAGAAAAGAGAATAATTGAACTGGTGAACTGATGGTAGATGCTAATCTTGCAAAACAAGTTGAAGAGATAATTAAAGGGTTAGGCTTATCTACTGTTGTTTACGAAACCGTGATGCAAGACATAAGCAAGTATTATTATTTAGGGATTGAGAACTTAGAGAAGATGATTCAGTTTAATGTAGGCACTATCAACCCTGATGTTTTAAGCTTTTTAAGAGAGTATAATTTCAATTTAGTAAAGGATATGAATGAAGACCTTGCTAATAAACTAAGAAGCAGTATAAGTAGGAATCTAATGTCTGCCGATAAACGAAATATGATTAAAGAAATAAGAGACATATTTGATACTACTCAAGCCAGAGCAAAAGCAATCGCACGAACAGAAAGTGCAAGAGCTTATGCAATTGGTAATTATACTGCAGCTAAACAAGCTCAAGAAAGAGGCATAACTATTAAAAAATATTGGTTAGCAGTTTTAGATGATAGGACGAGTCCCCTTTGTAGAAGATTATCTGCTAAATATAGTAGAGATAAAGCAATAGGCATAGACAGTTATTTTATTGATGATGAAACTGGTTGGCGTGGGTTAATGAATCCCAGTCACGTAAATTGTAGGAGCGAAGCTGTGTTTTTTAGGGTTTAGTTTCCTACACACTTATAAATAATAAAAGCACAAAATATATATAGTAAGATGATAATTTATGAATAAAGCCGTTTACTTTACAGATATTGAACCCGAAGTGGTTACCCTTAAAGGTGTTAAGAAATACTATGTTGCAGGAATGGTTTCTACAACAGACCCTGACTTAGTTAATGATGTTCTTACCAAAGAAGCACAAACCCAGATTTATGACTCAATACAAGACAGAATAACTAAAGGTGGGTTTATAACTGGTGACACTGAACACTTGGTATTCTATGACGAGAACGGAAAGCAACTACCAACTCCAAAAGTTAGAGATGAGAAAGGCAATTTAATCATACCTGAATTAAAGTTTGTAGAAGCAAAGTTATTAGATAATGGTGTTTGGGCAAAAGCAGAAGTCAACTCACACCATGAAAGGTTTAACACTATTTGGAAGAGTATCCAAGATGGTTTTTTAAATGCCTTTAGTGTTGCTGTAATTCCTATTAGAAAGGTAAGCAGACTAGTCAAAGGTGTTATGACCGACTTTATTAGTGATATAAAGCTAATAAATATTACACTTACTGGGAGTCCTTGCAATCCAAATGCAACCATGACTCCAGTATTAAAGTCTTTTTTAAAAGACATGGATTATAGTAATTCAAAAAAATTACAAATAGGTGACAAAATGGATAAGAAACTAAAATCTATCTATGATGAACTTTCTGATGAAGATAAAGCAAAATATGATGCTTTAGAATCTGAAGAAGAAAAAGCAGAATTTCTAAAAGGATTTGAACCTGAAGACAAAACAGAAGACGAAGTTCAAGAACCTGAAGTTAAAGACGAACCTAAAGACGAACCTGAAAAGGTAGACTCAGAAGATGCTGAAGCACAACCTGATTTAAAATCTTTAGAAGCAAGTCTTAAAACTGCTTTAAAGGCTATCATAGAAAAAGAAACAAAAGAACTAAAGGTTGAGCTGAAAGGCTTACAGGCAAGATTGGACAAGTTAGAAAAAACACCAATCAAGAAATCAATCGTGTCAGATCCATCAGTAATGTTGGGCAAGTCAGAGATGGTTGATTTAAACGAAAAAAGTATTTATGATTTAATGAAATAAAGGTGATATAAAATGCAAAAGAGAACTTCAAGTTATCAAGATTCTTTTTGGTCAATACCAGAAGGAAGTATAATATATGATCCTTGTGTGAGCAAGGACGAAAATCACGCTAAGTTAAAAGCATTAAAGACATTATTGTTCAATGAACACCCTGTTTATAATGCAATTTTAAAAGCGACAACATCCACAGCAGGTGGATCAGGAACTGCTGGTTCTGCAATGAGTCCTGTATTCGTAGATCCAATTTTAGTAGACAGAACAAGAAAGTTTACACCTGTTAAGAACAAATTTAGAAGAGTAACAAACACAGGAAGAACTGCAGATTATAATGTAATCACAAGTAAAGGTGGTGCATTCTTTGCAGTTGAAGATGCAAATCTAACAGAAACAAACACAACTTATGTTAGACGATCCACAGCTATTAAATACGAATATGCAGTTGGAAGAGTAACCGGTCAAGCAATGGCAGCAATACCAGGCTATACATTAGTTGGTGCTGATATGGGCGGAGACGGTAACAGATCTGCAAACATAATCAACCAATTTGCACAAAACATTTTACAAACCGAAGTATTTGTAAAGATGAGAGAGCTTGCAGAAATGGAAGAAGCTGTTTTAATTAACGGAAATGAATCATCTTCAGCATACTCAGCAAATGCAAATGGTACAGAGTTTGATGGTATTGTTCAAACAATGAACACTACAAACACATACGATGCAATTGGATTAACATTAACAGAAGACATTATAAACACAGCAATCCAGTATGCATTTGATGATAGTGGTAGACCAGACTTTGCAATCTGTGATAGTGCTACATTCAGAGATGTAATGGGTATTTTAGCTGATAAAAGAATAATCCAAAATTCAATGCAAGTTACAGAATATGGAACTGTTGCTATTAACTGGTTAGGTATGACTGGACAAATAGAAATATATCCAAGCCAATACTTAACAAATGCAACAGGTAGCAAAAGTATGTATTTTTTAGACAGTGCAGTTTGGGAAATAAGAACTTTACAAGAACCAACATACTTTGAATTTGGAATCACAAACGACGCTCAAAAGTTTGCAATTAAACAATATATAACTTTGATCTGTAGAGCAACCACATTCAATTCAAGTATAACAAACTTAGACTAGGTTTGATAACAAACGGTAATTGAAAGGTTTATCCTTTCTTTTACTAAGCAAAGTATATATAATATATGGAGAGTGAAATAAAATGACAGCAACAAATATTAACACTACTGTTACTAAATTAACAGTAATTGGTAGTAATAAAAATGGTGACAAGCTAGGATACTTTACAGGTGTTACAAAAACAGCAAAAGACGACACAATTACAATCAAAGGCATTAAACAGCTGGTAGAGGTTTTAGCGCTAAAAGTTGACTCTGACGGGGCGTGGGAAGACCACACCGTGAGCGGAGCAGTAATAACTTGTACAAGTGCAGCAACAACTGACACTATAACAGGTTTCGTAGTATATAGATAAATAAATTAAAAATAGGTGAAAATTATGACGGCAGCAGCATTAAAAACAGAAACATTTGTTGGTGGTAGCATCGCAGGTGGAGCTTCAAAATCAGGAACTGGAGTTGTTGAAGGTATTTATACTGTAACAATTATAACCACTAAAGATTGGGTAGTTTTAGATGAGTTTGATGAAATACTATATGTTCATGCATTTGTAGATTCAGATGGTACAGATGCGGAAGCATATATTGATGGTTCTACAACTAACAAAGTGTATATTACAGGCACAGGTGCTTGTACTTTATTAGTTAAAGGTACACCAGCAACAGAATAGGTGGAATGAATGGGTACTTGCTCACAATGTGGACAATGTTGTAAGATATTAGTCTTCAATGTCCCACACAAGCACATGCCCAGCGATGAAAAGCGATATTATGATTATCATAATGTCAAGATAGAACGAGTGAACAGGAACACGGACAGATATATTGTCTATGCTCCTTGTATTCACTTAACAAAAGACAATAAGTGCGATATATTTGACACAAGACCTGATATTTGCGACTATAAGAATTGCAAAATCAAGTTTTACAGACCAGATTGTTGCACAGATAGGTGATTAGATGATTAGAGTTGGAACAGATGATAGGGGTAATCCAATTTGGAAAGCTCCAGAAAACATAGAACCAAAAGAAGAAAAAGAAGAAACAAAACCACAAGAGCAAAAAGCAAAGTTAATTAAATTAGAAAAACCAAAAAAGAAAAAGTGATTAGATGTATTGTAGTATAAAACAAGTAAGAGATGCAATTAGTGTTACAGACACTGATGACTTAAGTGATGACACTATTTTACAAAGCATAGAGTTTGCACAAGACGAGATAGACAGACTTACTTATACTACATATTACCCAGTTGAAGA